GCTCCTGTATTCAAGTCAAAGCAACCCGCATTTGCAGCCTTTAACAGCTCTACAGACAATAATCAGACGGGGGCCGGTGGTTACGTGACGATCGATGTGGACGACGAAGGAGGCTCTTCGGGAGACTACGGATTCGATTTGGGTGCAGATTTTGCGTCCGATACGTTTACCGCGCCGGTTGCCGGTAGATATCTCGTGGGTGGGACTATTACGTTCGGTGGAGTCGTGGCCGGACACACAGGAGCAGACGCTAGATTTCTGGTGAACGATAGCGATATATTCCGGTTCTGGCAGCTGAACGATCCGGATGCGGCAACCGATTTGTCCGTCAGCGGATCAGTGATGTTCTACCTTGATGCCAGCGATACCGTAAAAATGCAGCTCCGCGTCAGTGGCGGATCAGATGTCGTTGATATTTCCAGTTCAAATCACACGAGGTTCTGGGGTGTGCTAATTGGTTGAGGAGTGATGCTTTATGCCAAGAAATTTAAGGGCAGCAGAAAAGAATGTTCTGGCCTACTGCATCGTTGACCCCGATGCATGGTGGGCACACTGTCAGTCTGTGAGCAGAAATCCAGAAGCAGACCTGGCGGCAAAAGTGGCACGGTTTAAGACAAGATATGATCGATATAAGACCTCCGGTGACTACCAGACAAAAAAGGTTCGATTCGCCAAAGACCCGGAAGGCAACGCAACGGATAACTATTTCACCGGAACAAAAATTTAAATGAAAATGAATAACCCGTCAGAAAGATTCACGGAACTGGTTGAATTATCAGAACTTATTAAGCGAGGGTGGTCAGATACAGATATCGCTAAAGAGATGGATCGTACGCCATACTGGAGCTTCAAGCAGAGGCAAAAGCTTCATAAACAGTGGGAGCGTAGAGCAGCCAGAAATGTCGATCAGGAAAGAACACAAGTCCTTAAAGAAATCAACCACGCGACCAAAGAAGCTTTTGATGCGTTTAAACTGTCTCAAGGAAAAAAGCGGAGCACGGTTCAAAAGGTTTCAAGAGATGGTCGAAAATCACAAGGGCGCACCGAAGACGTAGTCTCCGAAGAAGAGAGTCCTGGAGATCCACGGTTCATGGAGCTGGTGTTCAAGGGAATATCTCAAAAGAAAGAAATTCTAGGATTGGATGCGCCCACGGAGGTTCAGATTGACGAACGAAAAAATGTCACTATCGGACTATCCGAGACTATGGAAGTACTTCAAAGAGCAGTTGAAAACGGAGGAGATTCGCCAGCATTGCCGGAACTTGTGTCTAGCCGATCTCTACTTCCTGCTCCGTTACGGCACGAACAGAACGGACGTTGAGAACCATTGGGTTCTGGAGCGGTGCCAGGAAGTTCAAGCTTCACCGGACGGATATCTGGATCTGTGGGCCAGAGAGCACTACAAATCCACAATCATTACATTTGGCTTAACGATTCAGGACATTTTAAGATCACACACAGACCCTGATCAAGTCGAAGAAACCGTTTGTATCCTGTCGCATAACCGACCCACAGCGAAGGCGTTTCTCCGGCAGATCAAAAGAGAGTTCGAAGATAACGAATTTCTAAAGGAACTTTTTCCGGATGTGCTTTATACTAATCCGAGAAGCGATAGCCCAAAGTGGTCAGAAGATGAAGGGATTGTTGTTAAGCGGAAATCAAATCCTAGAGAGTCCACGATTGAAGCGTTCGGGTTGGTCGATGGGATGCCTACCGGAAGGCATTACCGGACATTGGTTTACGACGATGTGGTCACGGAAAGATCCGTAACCACTCCGGACATGATTTCAAAAACCACAACAAACTTTTGGCTCTCTCTGAACCTTGGAGTAGACGGTGGGAAAAAACGATTTATTGGTACGCGTTACGATTCAGAAGATACTTACCAGCATTTGCTGGATAGCAACTTCATTAAGCCTCGTATTTATCCTGCGACTCATAATGGGCAGACGACGGGAAAATCCGTTTTAATATCAGAGGAGTATCTCAATGAAAAACGGAAACAGGGAAACTATATCTTTTCTTGTCAAATGCTACAGAATCCTGTGCCGTCTGAGTCGGCGTACTTTGAAATGGACAGAATCCAAAGATTTTCTTTGGCTGATCCCAGTTCTTATCCAAAGCATTTAAGTATCTACGGAAGTGAGGATTGTGCGGTCACAGAGGACGGAGATTGGACGGTATTTGGGGTATTTGGTGTAGATTACGACAACCATATATATGTGCTGGACTGGTGGAGAGATAGAGTTAGAACAGATCAATGGATAGAGGCTCAGATTGACCTGATGAAGCTCCACCAACCCCAACTGTGGTTTCAAGAGAAAGGGTTGATCCAGAAATCTTCTGAGCCGTTTCTGGTAAAGCGAATGACCGAGAGGATGGCGCACGTAACGAGAGAGCCTATCGCAGTTACGCGGAACAAATCGGCCAGAGCAAGATCCATTCAAGGACGAGTTCAGATGGAAATGCTTCATATACCAAACGACATAGGGTGGGCAGACGATCTGCTGTTAGAGATGAATCGGTTCCCGTTCTCGACCGTAGACGACCAGGTAGACTGCCTGAGTCTGGTCGGGCTGGGTCTTGAAAGGCTTCACGGTCCAATGCTGCATGTCGAAAAACCTGAACTTGATATTACCACAGGAAAGAGTATACTGGACGCGATTATTCAGACGCAAAAGATTTCCAGCAGATATGCCTGATTATATAGTCCGAATCAACCGGTCCTACCGGCAAGAACCCCATCATAGGATGAGAAAAGGGTTTTGGGAAGGTGCTATTGAGAAATGTCCCATCAATCAAGAGGCGGTTTTGTTTAGTCTGCGACCATGTGCAGAAAGTAAAAAGCGAGGATGAGATCGTAACAGATAATCTAAAGAATCCAGACTCGGGGAGGCAGTATTTCAAAGCATGGAAATGTCCTAAGTGTCAGTCTCGGAGTTGGAGATATGATGTTTCATACCAACACTAATAGGATCGTTCAGTGAAAAAGAAAGAAATTAAATTCTGGCAGGACTCGATCAAGAATTGCGAGAGGTTTTATAAACCTAAACACGACCGTTGGCGTAAGCTGATCGAGCAATTCAATCTGGATATCGAGGTTCCGGGTTTGAATAGCGAATTTGTGATCAAGATTTCACGATTCTTTCCGCTCGTACGGAAATTGATTGCTTCTATTGCCTTTAATTATCCAAAGGTATTTGTGGCCGTAGAAGACGATCTTGAAGTCGCCGAAGAAACCATCGAACGATTTGCCAACGAAATGCTGGATGTCATGAATGTCAAGTCTGAGGTCCATCAGTGTATCTTCGATGCGCTGTTTTGTTTTAGAGGATATATGAAAGTGGGGTTCAATACACCGATACAATCAGAAATCGAGGCTCCATACGTTTATAACGATGTGATCGAGTCAGACTTTACTTTCATTAAACGGGTTTCGCCATTTAATATCTTCGTTGATCCATTGTGCCTGCCGAACGATTTCGGGAGTGCGCTCTATGTAATCGAGAAGATGCTGGTTCCTATGGAGTTCGTTAAAGCCGATGAACGATTTTCGAAATTCAAAAGGCAATTCAAGCCTATCGATGACGATGCCAAGGGTGGTGGAGATTTTTTGAGTAGCATAGAAGAAGTGGCTGGAGATACATCAGAAGAAGATGATGCTTTGCGGGAAGCCAGACGATTACAGGAAATGGTTGTGATTCACGAGATACACGACCGAGTTCATCAAAAAAGAATTTGCTTTGCCAATGATATTGACGATCCGATTGAAGAGATAGACCATCCTTTTCTGGCACGCGACTTAGAAACAATGATCGATCCGTTTACGGGACAGGAGTTGTTGACGGGAGAGATGGGAGAGCCGTCCGGATTTCTGACGACAAACGGGACGCCTTACTTCTCGATGCAGTTTGATATATCCGAGAAATTCCACGGCGTCCCCCTTATGGAGTATGTTAAAGATCCGCAGCAGCTCATCATCGAGTCGGTGTCCCGCCGAGTTGATTTGCTCAAGAAACATTCTCGCCTGACGCTGGGAGATCGTGCAGAGAAAACTCAGAACAGTCATCTGCCGGACTCGTTGAGAGAGTCAGAGGATGGGGATATTCTTTGGGTAAATAACCCTAACGCGTTCAGAGAATTGAACTGGGGCACTCCACCGCAAGACCAGATCAACCTGGAACGAGACGCGATGTTCTACGAGTCTCAAATCTTGAGCGTAGTGCCGACTAAGGCAAAGACCGCAACCGGTGCAGCGATTGAAGCCAGCGAGTCGCAACTGAATCGGGAATGGATGCAAACGTCAATCGTTGACTGCTATAAGTGG